CTTGAGCTCCCAGACTGCCCAGCAACTCTACGCCATGTGTGTGCGCAATGGTCTTGACCTCCCTTGGTCGCAGTGGTCTGGTAAGGCGAAGTGTGGTATTTCGCTCTCTACTGCTGGTGATGGCGAACTATCCGCTGTTGCGACGACTGGTGGTTTCCTCGTGCTCAAGCCGTCCCAAGATGTCACCCTCCAGAGCGGTCAAGCGCCGTCGCTGGTCGGCAACTTCACCTTCCAGTTCAACGCAACTTTCTACAATCCTACGAGCAGTACGAGCATCGCCTACAATCTCTACACGATTACGGCGAACTCTGGTTTCTTTGAGACCATTCGTGGTTCGTCTCGCATCATCAAGGGTGTGCTCACGGAGGCGGACATCATCTCTGCGCCGATGGCTGGGTCTCGCTCTGGGCTCACTCGCTGGGTTGGAGGCAAACACGCTCTGCACCGCATGGGCAATGTAATCTCTCGTGTTCGTGAGATGGCGATGGCTCACCTCCCTCAAATTAGGGCGGTCGCCGAGAAGATTAAGCCGATGCTCCCCCAGTCCGCCCAAGATGTGCTGACCTCTGTGGGTCTGCTGGGTCATCGCAAGGGTGCTCACCACCGCCTCCATCATGGCGGAGCATCTACGAACGCCTAAATAAAGTCGTCGCCCTAGAATAATGGATCAATACATCTTTCTTTCTCCACCAAAGTTTCAGCCGATCCAGAGGTGCGAGACTTACGCCCAAAATATTATCACCAGTATTAATGGGGACAGCATCTTACCCCACATAGCAACCATCAAATCTGTCGCTACTCAATACGAGCAACCCAGATAAGCCGATCACCTTGTGCGTCGCTCATAGTAATCAGTTCGTCTGTCAGCATTGCGATAAGTTCTTTGAGCGGAAATAATTGTGATCGCAAGTCCCCACTAAAACTCATATAAGCATGGAAACCCATGCTCTTATGAATTGTTTTGATTACCAGAGGATATGAATTGCGAGATTGTTGGGTGAATACTTGTCTGCCTTCCAGTTGCCCTTTATCTTCGTAGCTCGTGATAGATACTTCTTACGCTGAATGTCCGCCGTACCTTCTGGCGCACCTCCCAGCATCTCCACTCTTTGCCAGAGGAGATAATCATGATAATTTTTCAAGCCGAAGCGCCGTATCTTGCCGTCTGGCGTTGTGATCTGGAACTTGTGTTTGCCGTCATCGGCATACTCTAGATTGTTGATGCCGTAGGCTCGTGCCCTAGCCCTAGCCATATTCAAGTACCAGTCCTTACCACCACCACCAAACTCATGTATGCGCACTGCAGTCGCTTGGGCTTTGGCTTGGTCGTAGGTCAGTGGCTTATGCGACAGAATGTGTCCGTTCTCACTGACTACTCTATACCCATCTTCAAATGGAACGATACTATAGGGCATCTCTATGTTCTATAGTGAGGTTTTTTCCGCCATTAAAAATGTTGTGAGTAAGTAAAATGAGCGAAGCCCCAGAGATCATCTCCCCAGTCGTCCCCTCACCCCTAGATGCCTATCGTGGAAGGGGAGTAAGCATTTGCGAGAAGACCCCTACACCAGTGCCGAATGATAGTGCCTTTATTTCACTCCCAGAGACAGAAGTTTCCGTCAGCGATGTTTTCCTTCTTGCACTGGACAAGATCTTTGAAGCGCCGAAGAAGGCAACGGACGCTTTCTATATCTACCTCCACATCATTGAGAAGGAGGTTGAACCGCTTGTAGAGAAGGTCAAGCAGTGGGCACTCAAGGAGCTCAATGACGAGGAGCGCATTGCGTGTGAGAAGCTCATGGAGGAGGGCAAACTCAACGAACCTCCAGTACCAGTCAATGTATAATGATAAACTATTTCTAGTGATGTATGTAGTGTAGGGTAAATCGCAGACTTTGTGGCTAGGCTGGATTTTTGTTCTCGTATAGGAGAAGTTTGCGATTGTCCCTACACACCCTACACTAATCCACAATTTCATTTTCCTCTTCTTCGTTGTTCGTTTCCTTGCGCTTAATTCCACAATAGACATTGCCCTTTGCAGTTCTCTTGTTGAATACTTGATTGACTAGAAGCAACTCCTTGAACTTCTTGGGGCTTGGTACATCTTTGCGTTCAATCCGCATATCATTCACATAATCGTTCTTGAGATCATTTGCGCCGATGTAATCCTTCTCATTGCGAGTAATCTCATAGTGCTTCTCCAACCACTCCTTGAGGGTATTGTTCGCATCAATGTAATCGCCAGTCGCTTCGTTGATGCTATTGGGTCTAGGCAGAGACTTCCAGTCCTTGATTTCCTTATAAATCTCCGTCAGTATGAGCATGAACTCATCTCGCCACTCTGCGCTCTTACATTTCTTGTTCTTCACATCTGGATCTCCAAGCCGATGGAAATCCCTCACCATCTTCTCCTTTGAAACGAACTGGAAAGGGAACTTGATGACGACGATACGGCGCTGAATACCGCCGTCTAGCGAAGATAAGTTGGGAATAGTGTTGGTCTGGAGAAACGGCTTGAACATGGGCACATAGCGTACGATATTCTTGGAGTAGAGCGTTCGGCACTCTACCTTATCACCGCCAGAGAGCTTCTTGATAATTCCAGTCTTCATCGTGTCCTCGTTCTCTGGTTCGGTGAGCATGAGCACACGCTTACACCGAGCTTCCACAAGGGCTGGAATGGGCTGGTCTTTGCGCTCTGCACTCTTGGTGAATAGAGCCATATCTGCGGTATAGAAATAGTCGCCGAGCGTTGTTTCTAGCAAATCACTGGCTACACCCTTGCCGTTGCCTCCTACACCATTGAGAATATAGACTTCTTCCCAACGATTACCGCCAAAGATACACGATGCGAATACACGCAATAGATAGGTCTTGGTTTCCTCGTTCTCAAAGATATTGTAGAACAAGGTCATAATCTCTTTGCGCACGGCTTCGTTCTTGGTCTTGGGGTAAGCATAGCCAGTCGTTGTACTAATGTAGTCGTGAGGCTGAATAGGACGGAACGCACCGAGTTCTCCATCATACAAACCATCAGTAAAGGCAAATAGGAACTTATTAGCGTCCATGAGCAAATCTAGATCTGCCTTCTCGTAATAGGCATTCAAGAAGGAGATTACGCCATTACACATCTCGCTAGAGCCAAACGCCTTGTATGCGCCATTGATAAACTTAATTGCTTCATCGTGCTTCTTGGTGAGTTCCCTTTGTTTGATTGGGTCTCGTTCAATTGAGCTTTCTCGCATGTACCGAGCTAGTTCAGCCTTCTTGGTGTCCATCGCCAAAGTCATCATTGTGTCGGCAAGTTTGTGCTTGAGCCGAGACGGAACGCTCTTCTCGTAATGCTTCCATGTATTGTTGCTTTCTAGAGAGTACCAGCCTTGTACCTCGTGCCAGACATAAGCATCTGGATTGATATTGTAGAAATACTCGGCGATGTCCTTGTGGTTGAGTAGAGTAATGAGTGTCCAGAAGTCGTTGCGCTTCTCCATACGAGCGTAGAAGGCACTGGGGTTCTCCTTCTTGAGCAGAGCCCAGAGCGACGCACCAGTCATCTTGCGACCGCTATAGCCCTTACCGAATGATCGCCATTTCTCTGCACACGCTCCAGACTGATAAGACTTACCACGCTTGGAAATCTCGTCCCACGCCGAGCACGGCAGACCTACATTATGGAAGACCATACCGATTGAAACCCAAATGCCGTAGTCATCAATACACTTGTTCGGTAGGTCAGCCACAACCCCAAGTAGCGAGTTCGCCTCTTCTTTCGGCTCGGCGACTGCCCCATCAGTCTGCGGTTGCGCCATCATGGGCACGACTGCCTCTTGGACAATTTCATTTGCCTTCACATACTTGCCCTTCCATTTGCGCTCTACATACTCAATGAACTCATCTGGAATTGGGTTCAGTGTCTCGTCATCATCTGGCTCACATATCCAATCATAACTACGAGTTTCACCATTCGGTAGTTTGAAACGGCTCGGTGATACATAGAGTAGTCCGCCGTCATTACGAGCGTCTAGCTTGAGCGACTTGTCTTGTGTCGTCTTGATGCGTGGGTCATATTTGAAGACGAAGTGCTTACCGCCACCTTGCGTTTTCGCAATCATATTGCACTTGGGCATGAGCATAGCAATAATGACTTGATTGTGTGGCTCGTCGCAGTCATCAATATCAATTGCCGTCATATTTGAGACTGCGCCAGTCATTAGGGCGTACCCAGAAGCATTCGGTCGGCATACTGGGGTCTTGAGCCATGACGACGAGTGGTGCTTGAACATCTTGCTTTGCTTCTCGTCATTCCAATACATATCACCGCTTACCAAGTTCCAACCTAGTACGGCATATCCAGACACCTCTGGGGGCAAGTCTGGGAGAACTTTTTTACCGACCTCGCCAACATTTTTCATTTTATTCTCTGGGGAGAAAAAAGTTTCAGTTGCGCCGACCATTTGTTATGATTATACTTATCCTCATACCTTTAAACCACTTCTCATCATAGCCGAAATGGGCGCTGTTGTTTTTGCTGTGTATATATAGATAGATGACGCATAGAGAGAATGTCTTACGGCGCTTGGGTTTGCCGACCAATATCCACTTGTCGCTTACAACTATATCGCACTTGACTGGTGTGCCTATGGAAGCCTTACATGAGATTATGGAAAGGGGCAAAGGTGCATGGTTTCATAATGAAGCGTCGGTACGCTTGAAAAAGGATTTCAGTAAGAACCCCAACACTAATAAATATCCACGCACGGCAAGATTACCGATGATCCAATGGCAGTTTGCGAGAGTTTTTTCATTTCTAGATCATGGAAAGGATTATTACACTGCCGACCACGACATTGCTGTTAAATACGGCATCTAAAACACATCTTTACATCGTAATTAATGAAGTAAATCAGCCCTATATGGATTTTCCTATGAGAAAAAATATTTTTTCTAATGCGAAAATAGTCCATCTTATCAATTATATGCTTACAATTGGTAAGAAAGTGCGATATTTTGTTTAATTTTTAATATTTACCCATTAAAAATGAGAGCATCATGGGGTTGGGAAACATTAGCGACTTATATTGGCTATAATAGACGAGCCGTCATTCGTATTCCGTTGCCTCATTGGTACAACTTATCAAACTTCTCAATCTATAAGTGTGTTGAGACCAATACATTGATTATAACGGCTGATGCCGAGCCGTACAAGAATGAAACTATGACGCTGAAGAAGACGATAGAGTTGCATTGAACCTATCAAAGTATGTTTTATTCATTTCAATGCCGATTGCTTTGCGCTTGAGCTCATGCGCCGTTGCGACCGAATTGAAGCTCCCAGCCGTTGGGTCTAGAATGGTGTCGCCTTCATTGGAATATCGCTCAATCAACCATTTGTATAGTTCCTTCGGCTTCTGTGTTGGGTGTCCCTTCTTATTGCTTTCATTACCAATTGTAATTACGGACTTGACGCATCGTTTCTTACTATCTACCTTCTTGTACCCTTCCTTATCTGGCTTTTCTAGATTATAGACTTTTGCCGATGAATGCGAACCGACATAAGGTGGAAAATCGCCTTCAATATCAATGCGCTTGTAAAACGCTTCTCGCTTGGAAAATACATAGATGAACTCGTGCGACCGCAAAGGCTCTTTGTTCGCACGAAGAAATCCTACGCCTCTAGACTTGTACCATACGAGGTCATAACGAAACCATGAGGGATTGGAAGCGATAAGTTCTGCGCCGAACCGAGTATTGCAGAACATGAGAATTGGCGTTTTATCAGTTTTCATCAGCCGAGTAATTTGCTCCCAGAGTTTCGGTAAGTCTATCTTGATGTCCCAGTCGCACCCAGCGATACTATCAGTACTCCCTTTCTCCTTACGCTTTGCCTTTTCCTTTCCACCACCGCCAGTGAGGCAACCATACGGCAAGTCGCATACGAAGAGGTCTATGCTCTTCTCTGGGAGCTTCTTCATTACTTCCAAACAATCTCCATGATGGATTTCCATTCTATATATCTATTATGATATATCTTTTCTTTAAACCTCTTTCACATATGAGCCATTCAATTCAAAACCAATCCATTGTCGTTTGAGTTCAGCACATGCTCGTGCCGTTGTACCAGACCCCATAAACGGATCAAGCACAACATCACCTTCCTTACTAAAATGTTTGAGGCAAAGTTTGGGAAGTTCATCTGGGAATACGGCAGAGTGTCCTACACCTCTAGTAATTGGAAACTTCCAAACATTATGCGTGTATTCGGTTGTATAGTATTTGCCCTTTGGAGATTTGGAGAGCACGAAGATAAGTTCATAAGCATTGGTCAATCGGTTTTGGATAGGAACTGGATTGTTTTTGTGCCAGATGATTTGGTCTATGACGAAATAGCCTTGTTTCCGTAAGCGGTTCAATATATCATAAGGGCGCATCACTCCAGTCTCGCCGTACGAGAATGCAAGATTTAAGCAAACCATCGCATCGTCCTTGAGCTTGGGCTTAATGGCTTCAAAGAAATCTTCAATGGAGTAGAGTGGCTCACCAATGTCTTGGGTATAGTGGAAGCCAGAGCCTCGTTGATACTTGTGTTGGGAATTGTAATACGGCGGTGAAGTAATGATAAGGTCTATGCTCTTGTCTATAAGTCTGGGGGCTAATTCTACGCAATCGCCAACATGGGTTTTGCCTAATTCCATTTATGTAAAGTTTAGATTTTTCATGGCGAGACTGAACTCGCTTACTGGGGGCTAGAGGAATTGAACCTCTATTCTCGCCTTCAAAGGGCGATGTCTTGACCATTGGACGAAGCCCCCAATGAACCTATGTCTATAGGCTCGTTGGGGTCGTTGCCGACCGATTTGTTTTAGGGTACAATGTTTAAGCTTGTGCCTTCTTCTCTGCCTTCTTTACGATATAAGCCTCGTAGAGTTTATCGCAGATGCCCCAGAACTGCATCTTGCTAATGGTTTGACCCTTGTAGCGATAGAGACCAAAGAGCGTATCGGCAGTATTCTCCATGTGGAACTTATACATCTCTGCCTTATCATCTATCGCCTTGTGTTCTGGAGTGCGATTTGCGAACTTGACCTTGCCTAGTGCCTTGCGCTCCGTCGCAAACTTCGCAATACTGAACCGCAGACGGCAATAGGTCTTCTCCATGTCGGCAATAATCTCTACAAGCGTCTTCTGGTCGTTCATCTCTGGTTATACTCCTTATAGTTTGGGTATATGTAAATGACTTTTCATCATAGTTAATAATGTGCTGTAAAAAGACTGCTGTAGTAGGTCATACAGCACATTGCTGTATAGGTTTATACAGCACAAGTATCTCTAGTTCTTCACATAAGTGTTCTGTTGCTCCGCTACGGAGTGCCCCATAGCCACTGCGTCCTCCTTCTGCTCCTCCTTCAAATCTCCGTACTTGGACGAGAGGTAGATGTGGCGCATCATGGACGATCCAATCTTACGACCGAAGACTTTATTGAGGATACGAGTAATGCTATTGACGGCAGTGAGCGGTGAGCCGTCCGCATAGACCAAAAACTTGAACTCCGTGTTCTTCGTCATCTTGCCCTTGTGCAAGGGGTGGTGCTTGAGGTACATCGCAATCGCCTCCACTAGAGACGGAGGCACGGCTAGGGTCTGCGTTCCATACTTCTTTGCCGTCTTGTAGCGGTTGAAGATGAACTGCGCTGGGACGAGCTCGTAGTAGTTCTTGTTCTTGTCCATCGCATCGTTCCACTTGGGCACGACATACATGTCCGCATAGTCTTGGTTGCGACGAGGAGGAATGTCCGTATAGAGCGACAGCACAAGGTAGGCTAGGAGCATATTGAACTGCGCATTCGTAATCTGCTTGTTATTCACAAACAGCTTAACAGCATCATTGAGCGAGTTCTTGACGGCTAGTACCTCGTCCCAAGTCAGCCAGTTCTCCTCTTGCTTGTCCGTCTTGCCGTCCGTCTCATTTGCCTTCAT